GATATAAAGAAATTTTTGTGTCATTAACCTCTTTTGCTTAACAAAAATAGTATAAAGTTTCTCTGATAAAAAGTCAATTGATTTTATCAGAGGGTTTTTTCTTTAGATTCTCTACTGATGTAGAATGATAATAAGAATCATAAAGTTGTTCATCTCGTTGAATTAGAAAGACATTCCACCCAAGAATAAATGCAAAGACAGTCAATCCAGAGATGACATACTTACGATTTCGGTTCATTTGTTCATCTGAAGTGTAGGAACAGGCATACCACCCTCGGTAGGAACATAAATGGTCACATTACCATTCTTGCTACCATCTTCAATGCCCGTGATATACAGATACTGAAGATACTCACGATTATCTTTCAGTGAATTACCAATGATTTGGTTTGCCTTAGCAACACCAGTAGCACGGATGATTTCAGCATCAGCAAGTTGTTGTGCAGAATCTTTCTTTGCTTGTGCTTCCAAAACTGCTACCTGACGAGTATATTCTGCCTTCTGCAGTTCTGCTTTACCAGCAAGAGATTGTTGCCACACATTATAGAGTGGTCCACCAAAGAATAGCAGAGCAACAACAACTACAAATCCAGCACCAAAGACAATAGCAACAGGGGTGTTTGGATCATTGTAACGAGTCATAATTTACCTCAGAGTTTGAAAGGAGAAACAATAATACGGGGTTCAACATAAACAGGACGGGTTTTGCCACTACCAGAAGGATCAGAACACATCACCCAAGTACCTTCGGCACTGTCAGGAGAGAAGAGACCATTAGGATCTGCCTGTGGAAGAGTTGTGCCAGTGTATTCATACTTCTCTGGATTAGTGTATTGAGTGGCAGCAGGAAGACCATACCCAATAGAATTACACAGAAACACTGGACGACCAGTAGTTTCGGGAACAGTGTAAGTATAAGTCACCAGACCATCTTGGTCACGCATTTCAATAATCTGCTTCAGCAACTTACGTTCACGGAAGTTCTTAATGGCAGGCATACCACTTTGAGCAGTACCTTCCTTCAGAATTCGCTCTTGTTGTGAACGCTGAGTATCATCAGAATTTTGTTCAATTTCACAACCAGTCAGAGTAAGACCAAGAACAGTAAGTGCAGCAACAGAAACGATGGTTTTCATTGGGGGAGATTAGAGATAAAGGATTGAAGGTCAGAAGGCATAGCATCAGCAGGAACTTCTACAGCACGATGCCGAATAATATCTGCAAGTGCTTTCTTATGTTCGGGTGATGCTTTGATGTATTCAAACTGCATATTTTGCAGTTCTTGAACAGCACCAGTTCGGAAGGACTTTGACTGTTCAAAAGTATTCCTCCGAACATTCTCAAACTTAGGAGCAAAGAATGACGTAAAGATCAATTCGTGGTAAGCAATACCCCAAGTCAGGGCACCCAATCCAACGACACCACCGACAATAGCAAGAATAGGTTTCATTTAGAAGATACGTTGGTTTTGAAGATAGCATTAGCAAGGAAGATGATAGCAAAGTTCTGCCAGAAGGAAAGGGATACACCAAACCAAGACAGAATAAGTCCAAGCAACCACGCTTCAAAGAATAGTCCAGCAACAGCAAGGACAATTACACCAAAAGCAAGAGTGAGAATTTTCATAATACCTCAGAGATTTTTAACTTCATAGAGCAGGACTTCAACTTCTTCCTCAGATAGATGCCCAAGAACATCATCAGTGATAGGAGTACCATAGCAGATATTCCAATCATCTTCAGTTCCTTTGATGACTGCTACCTCATACAGTCCTTCATCAGCACCATATGAACCGCCAAATCCAAAAGGACTTGTAAAACGTACAATACTTACACCATATCCATTATCAAAGAATTGACGGGCAGCAATACCACGGTCAGGATAGTTAGTGTGAGGTTGGAAATCAAGATCAGAGAATTTCATTGTTGTTTTTGAATTTGCGTAGGAGGTGTTTCGGTTGTCTCAAAAGATTTGCGAATAAACTCGCCTTGTACAAATCCAACACCACCAAACAAAATGGCAGTACCAAGAATTAATGCTACAGCACCATTATTACCCGAATCAGATGCAGACTCTAAATCAGTTCTAAGAAGTTTTTGAATAATCCAGGTTGATGCTATACCACCGCCAAACATTAGGATCCAGGGAGTAAACGTAATAAACGCCCATCCAGCAGCAACAAGACCAACAAGTGCAATGCTACCAGAGGTACTACCACCAGAAGATGAAGTAAATCCAGAAGAAGAGTCTGAAGATACTTGCCTCAGATTATAAATCTGCTGAACGTCACCATGCTTTGCATAGATTTGTTCTTTAGCACCAGAAAACGTTGCAGCTTCAACTTCTGTTGAGATTTTGCCAACTTGAGAATTGACAAATACATCAGCTTTCCAAGTAGTCATCACTTGTTACCAAAACGCTGAGACCAGATGGAGTAAGAACGATTCTTCATCTCATCAAGCATCATATATCGCTGACGAATTTCAGAGTCTTCTGGAAAATCATAAATGCACGGAATTGCAAGATCCATTCCATCAAGAGCATGAACCAGAATACTATTCAGAAGATCGTGCTCTTCAAACGTAAACTCCATGGCAACAGGTTGTTGATTACAATAATTATCTGCGTTCAGTTCTTCGTCAGTATTGACGCTCTCGGCAAATTCTGCAAAGTTTGGAAGAGAAATCATTGGTGTGTTTGTTTGACTCCCATAATATAAGACAAAAAAAACCTCCCGTCAAGGAGGAGTGGACAGTTATCAAATTGGAACATCACTCAAGTAATAACCTCTCCAATCAGCACAATCTATACATGTATCAATTTGATAAGATCTTTTCTTATTAGGAGAATTTCTATTAACTGGTTTATAAACTAATCCATTCTCTTTATCGACAAAACAGTGAATTTTTGAATCAGATTCGTCAGTAAATTGATGAATCTTATAGTACTTTTTAGATTCTTCAATAAAAAAAGATCCCAATTCAAGATAATTTTCAAGTTCTTTTAACTTAAAATTATTGTCCCTAACATTGATATTATCTCTAATTTGTTTTTTCGCAATGCTAGAGACTTCATTAAAATAATTTGTAGTTAGTCTTAAACAAAGAAGTCCTGTCTTCAGTAAAATAGATTGAGTAGTAAAATCTAAATCCATTTATTTTATGATACTTTATTAATTATGTATCACATTGGATAATTGTCACCTTTTCCTTCCAATGTTCTAACAAACAATTCAGTAAATCTTTCCATTTTTTCATAATGAACTTGAGACGGATTGTAATTAATTGCATCTTTAAGAGCAACCAACTCATCCCATTCTTCTTGAGTTAATTCCATTTGTTTTTACGTAACTGTGTTGATTTTAACACATTATATGATTATCTATGGGATTTTTAATAGTCTCTTAATTATTGGTATTGCAAATCTTATTATTCTCCAAATGGTCCCCAAATTCCCCTATCACCTTTCATCCGACCTTCAAGTTTATCCATTAGTTCATCAGTTTTAATAAGTGCTTCAAGATCAGCAATCATACAAGCAATATGTTTACCAACAAATGGTTTTTCTTGCCTTGCTGCAAAGGCAAGGGCATTGCGAAGGGAAGATTCTGCTTCTTTTAAAGATTCTTCAACAGATTTTGATAATGCCATACTTTAATACCAATTTATTTTAATGTTAGTTTAATATTGTTACTTTGTCAATGTACGGTTAAACGAACCATGTAACAATTGAATATCTAGATCCAGATTTAACTTCCATAACTTCATGAGGATACATAAAGTTTGAGGGAAATACAATAGCAGAACCTTTAGGTGCTTTAATGATTACTTCTCTATCAAAAAAGGCAAACTCCCCACCTTCATAATCATCATTTAAATTAAAAGAACAAGATACTGTTCTTGGAGTTGTTTTGTGAGAATCAGTGTGGATGGAATAATATCCCCCAGGATCATACCGTAAAAGATCATATCCACTATCCGAAATTAATTGACAATGTGGAAATTCTTCAACATATTGTTTAAGAGTATTACCAGAATATTCAAATAATAAAGAATCAATTTGTTTTCTAGCATCAATATTTTTATTGATTACATCTGGCATAGACAATCCAATTGTATCACAATTACGAATAAATTTATTTACTTCACCATTTCCAGTTCTGCTTGGATTCCAATCCTCGCAGTTTTGATATTCTTTCAAAATTAAATCACATACATCTTCAGGAATTGCAGAATAATATATTTTAATATATGAGTCTAAAGGGTTTTTACTTTTATAGTTTTCTGTTTTTACTATCACTTCTGGACTTTTTTTAATTTCGGTAAAATTACAAAACTGTTTATTATCTTTATCAAAATATAAAGATGCATTAGGACCTCTACTTCTTACATAATGTAAGAAGACTTGAGAACAATAACTTCCTGCGAATTCTTCTCTCCAATGAACTATATCTATACCCAAATAAATTAAACCATCACCTGGATTTAGAGTAATCTTCTTTTGTTTTCCATTTGGCATTATAACCCAAATAGGCCAAACTATATCAGAATCTAAATTAACCGTAATTGATATTTCACATTCTTTTCTATCGGTGTGTGATGACAAAACACTTCCCTGTTCATACACTCTAGCATAACTATAAGTTGGTAAAACAGTTTCACCAATAATTGATGATACATTTGGTGTTTTTTCACACAACAATTCTAAAAATGAAATATAATTGTATTGAGATTTTGAAGTTGGAACTTGTGAATCTCCACTTAGATTATTTTCATTACATATTTTTATAAATTCTTCTGATAATTTTTTTGCCCTCTCTGAGCATATAAAATTAGGTACTACAACATACCCATTTTCAAGTAAAGATTGATTCATAATAAAATAACAATTTATCAGTTATCTGGAATTTGTGCTGCGTCTACTTGGTGTTCTTGTTCAATGAGTTCTTCAATTTCATTTACAATTGGAGAATCTTCATCTTCAAATAACATTTCTAAATTAAATTCATCTTCTAATAAACTTAAATCAAAGTTTTTGAAGTCTTGAATATTAGAAGTCTCATCTACTCCAGATTCCTCTTCATCAGTTTCTTCTTCTGCATCATATTCTGTTGGATCTACACTATCATCAAAGAGAGAAGGGTCAATATTACTATCAAAAATAGTCATACTATCATAACTCTTCTCTTTAGATTCATCTTCAATTGCATTTTCTGCATAGTAAAGATTGAGTTGATTCTCTTGAACCTTATTATAAATTTGCTCTACTTGCAATTCAAATTCTTCTTTAACTCCATCCAAATGCTTATCTTGCTCTCTCAGCATTTGCTCCAATTCAAATTCATGATTTTTTTGCATGACATCTAATTGAAGTTCAAGTTCTTTCATGGCATCTTCCCATGTCATTAACTTTTCTTTTTCAATCTCTGCAAGGATTTCTTGCTCTTTCATCCACTTTTGATATCCTTCAGTAAATAAATCTACATATTTTTTAATTTCTGATTTATCACTAAGTTCTTTATTTGGGATTGGTGTATTATATTCTAATTCTCCTTTATCTCCATGCCACTGAATTGCATGAATATCAGTTTCTTCAAAAGGCCAATTTTCGGCAAAATACATTCCTTTGCCATCAACACTGATAAATTTGTCAGGGTAAATAACAGTTACTTTCATTGATCTGTTACCTCTTTTACATCTGTTGGTAGAATTTTATTTGTTTTTTCATCCATAGTTGCTTGAAGCATTTGTGCTGCAGCAGATAAGACATTAATATTGGTTTGATTTGCCTTTACCATTTCATTTCTAAATGATTCGACAGCAGCACCAGTAGATCTTTGTTGCTGAGAATTTTCAATTAGCATCATAGGAAGCCAAGTAATAGCACAAGACCATTCATCAACTTCTTGTCCAGTATTAGGATTTACTCCCCTAACATGAGTATACCAAGAACATTTTATACCAATGCAATCTTTTTTAAGAAGAGGACAATATTTACCAGGCTCAATTTTCATAACTAGTGCAAAGTGTTTTAATAATTAGTATAACATATTTATGATAATGTGCAAATAATCACATCAACATATTGAACACTCAGATCTGTGGTACTAGCAATATTAGAATTTAGACTAAGAGTACCACTCCAAGGGTGAGTATGAGATCCACCACCAGTAGATTCAAGCATACCGCTTGTGGCGACACTACCAAAAAAAGTTCTAGATCCAGCATTACTAAAAGGAGTTGCATCTGCACCACCATTAGAACCCATAGTTCCAGTGTGAGTATGATTTGGTAGTTGTGTTAAAGAAAGTGTTGTATTTCCAACTGCCCCATCTACCGAATAGGATCCAGAAAATGGAAAAGATACTTCTGTACCAGTAGATATAAAAGCGTTAGATGCAGATATAGTTCCACCAGAAACTCCTCCAGATCCATTAACAACTCTCAACATTTTATTGTTTTGAGTTGTATCTTTCACCCAACCAGTAGGTGCATCTGCTTGATAAAATATTTTTTTAGTTCCAGCAGGATATATCCAATAAAAAGAATCTATTACATCGGTAAAATCAGTTAAACTAAATCTTATCCCGCTACCAGTTAAAGCTGCCATATTAGTCGAAACTGCAGATAATTACATCTATGTATTGTACCCTCAAATCCAAAGATCCAGTAGCAGTTGAAGTAATCCCAACACTTCCTGACCAAGGATGGTTATGTGATCCACCAGTTCCTCCAGGACTTACTACTCCACCAGTAGCAGTATTTCCTGGAGTTCTAAAAGAAGAACCCCCAGATGATGCAGAACTAGTACCACCAGTTAAGCTATCATGAGTGTGATCTGGTATTTGTGAAACAGAAAGAGTCGTATTTCCTACAGTTCCAGCAATATTTGCAGTGATGCTAATTGGAATGTTAAGGTTTTTTAAATCTGAAGGGAATGCAGAAGAAAATGTTAATCCTCCAGCACCAGATACTCCACCATATCCAAAACCACCACCAGTCCCACTAACAACTCTAAGTGCTTTATCATTATGTGTCGTTACTTTAGTCCACCCTGTAGGTGCAGAAGATTGATAAAAAACTGCTACTGATGATTGTGGAATAACATCATATCTTGAATTTAATGATGTACTATCATTAAATAGAATACCAGATGCGGTTAATACTGCCATTTTATAACGATATTATTTTCTTTTATTTACTTATTTATTGGAATTTTAATTCTCCTTTATCCAGAATCCATCTGCAATCATATCTTGATATGTTTTAGGTTGATCTTCTTTTACTTTTTTTATTGTAAAAGAACCATCATTATTATCAATCCAAAATACTTGATCACCTTCTTTTAAATTTGCTGCATTTAAAAGATCTTCTGGAAAGTTAATAAAATAATCACCAGATTCTAAATCATATTGTACTGGTAAAGACCATTTGATTACTTTATCATCCATTTTCTTTAAGTTGATTTAAATAATTTTCTATTTGTTCTGTTAAAATTTTTGTTAATTCGTCTTCTGTCTTTCCATTTAACCAAGAGTATGTAGGATCATCAGAATCCCATTCAACTGTAAAACTACCATCTTTCTCTTCAGTTACTCTTAAACTATCTTTTTTATTTGTCATCTTCTTCCCAGTCATTTTTTTCTCTTTTACGAAGTTTTTTTAGTTCCTTCATTAAAGTTTTAATCTCTTGATATGCAGTTTCTGGGTTCATTTTGTTGGAAATCTCAAGACCAACAATATATTGAACTTTATCACCAAATCTTGCCAAAGCACGTTCAAATTCAGTCAAAGATTCGTACATTATGATTCCCCTAAAGTAAAGTCATTTAAATTTAACACTGGAGGATTAATTTTGTCAATTTTCGATTGTAATCTATTTTCAAGTTCATACATTGCATTTGCCATACAAACATTTTCTTTTTCAAGATAACGTATTCTGGAATGAAGATTGGCAATTTCATCCGCAAGGGAAATTTTAAAATTCGTTCTATCTACCAAATTAACATTGTGAGTTTTTACATCATATTCTTCTAAAATTCGATCAAAGAATTTATTAATGATATTTTTAATCATTATTTTACTCCAATCTCTTTTAGATATGAATGATAACGAAGAAAACTACCTAATCTACAAGGTCTACCTAAACTAAGACAACATTCTTGATATGATAAAAATTCATACCAAGGTGTTGTTGGATCTAATACATGATAGTTCATAGTAATGAAAGATTTACGTTTATTAGTTCTGCAAATTCTTTATTAGTATCTTTACCACAATGCTTCATATCTCTTGCATAATCATCTTTTGGTTGATAAAAATCACAATTCAAAATACTAGAAGTGGTTTTAAAAACACTAAATTCATAATATTTACAACAGTCTTTCCACAGATTACGAACTATTTTGACATTCATCATATTAAAAGGAACTAAGTGTTCTGCAGATTTTACGTTAATACTATCTGTCGGTATTTTATTATCAAAATAAAGTGGATGATATACAAGATATCTCATTAATGAAGTCCACCCATATACAACAGCAGCAGGTGGACCATAACGATCATTTAAAATCATAGAATTGTGCAGTGCTAATTGAATAGATGAACCACCTACACCCATATTAATAACTGGCATACCTGTCAAATCTTCTAAAAAAGAAGAGATTGTATGCTTATCATCAACTCCCGTTCCAAATACATAAGAACATCCAAATATAACAATAGAATTTTTCCAATCTACTTCATCAAATTCTTTGGTTCTATATCCTTCAGAATTTAAAGTATATCCTACTTTATTATCACGATAATACCAATTTTCTGGTTGAACTTTTAAATTATTATTATAGAGATAATGAGAATCTGTCCCAGAATAATCCCAAGTACCTTTTAAGCATAATCTATTAGAATTTATAGATTTGCCTTCATTATAAACTGTATGATTTGCAAGAGGTAAAAATTGATTATTATTAATTGACTTAATAATATTTCTATTATTAAACTTTAAATTAAATCGATTTATCATTTATATATGAAGTTATCTTCTTTTTTAATTTTGTTTTCCAATTTTTTTAGTTTCACTTTTTCAAAATATTCAATAATATGTATAAAGATTTTTTGTATTGAATTACCCATTACAATTTACCACCAACAACACCTTCATATTTAACTGAAGTATCAGTAGACCATCCTTCTTGCATTCCTTTCAAATAAAATCGGGTTGCCGATATACAATTTTCTTCCGTTAAGGTAGTAATTAATTCTTTTCCATTTGCATCAAAGGATCTCCACGTTCCCCATCTAGAACGCTCAACATAAAAAGAATCATCAATTAGATTTTTGTTGTTCATTGTTTTGGGAATTGTGAATTTGGGCAAGAATATTTAAGAGTTCTGGAGTTTCTTCCCATTCCCAAATAGTACCATCTTTTTGAGTGTAAGTTCTTGTTGCCATAAATCTTACTGTTAAAATTAAATGATATCACAAATTTAAATTTTTAGCAATAGTTTCTGCTGCAATTTTATTGGTTTCTTTTCCAGCATGTCCTAAATCTCTTGCATAATCAACTTGTTTAATATAATCACAAGAAAGAGTATCTGCAACTGTTTTAAAAAATGTGAACTCATAATAATTTGTTCTATTATTCCACATTTCTCTAGAAATTATGGATGATAATTTTAAGTTTACTGCAGGATGTTCTTCATTACTATTCCACGTTTCTCCCATTTTTTTAGAATCCTTTAACCAATTACCACAATGAATTACTTCATTTTTGGTATAAAAAGGACACCTATATTGAGAAGACCATCCATAAATTATTGCTTTAGGAGTTGGATATTTTGCACTTAAAATAGCAGAGTTGTGTAAAGAAAATGTTGGAGAAGATCCAGGTGATCCCATATTAATCACAGGAATTCCAGTTATTTCTTCTAAATATCCTGATATGGTTTCATCTTCTGCACTACCTACACCATAAATGTAAGAACAACCAAACAAAACTATACACTTTCTCCAATCAATGTCTTTAAATTGTTTGGTCCTATATCCAAAAGAATTTGTAATATAATAAACAATTTTATCCCTATAATGCCATTCTTTTGGTTGAACTTTTAGATTGTGGACATATCTTTCTTTCGTATCTTGATCATACCAAAATTTATTAGATGGTTTATCTATCGGAAAAAAATTCTTACTGTTTAAATTTTCTAATATGTTCATGAAAATATTTTCACTCCATAAGTCTCTTCCCATTCTTTACAATCATTCTCATCATTTACCATTGGTTTTCCTTTGATGTTTAAACTTGTGTTTAATAACATTGGACAACCAGTTTTCTCATTCCACAATTTTAAAAGATCATAGAGTTCTGCATTCTGTTGTCTATTAACAGTTTGAACTCTACTTGTCTTATCTATATGGACAATTGCAGGAAACTTTTTAGAATATCTACATTTAACCGCATACTGCATATATGGTGATGAATTTGTAGGCATATTAAAATAGTCATGCACGTACTCTTCCATGATTACAGGAGCGAATGGTCTAAACTGTTGTCTCTGTTTTATATCATTGACCATTGATTTAATCTTTCGGTCTCTAGGATCGGCAAGCAAACTACGATTACCTAATGCTCTAGGACCAAACTCTGCACGACCCCTTGCAACTCCACAAAGACCATGATCCATTAAATGATCAACAATCTCTTCATTTGTTGCAACTGGTTTAATATGATATCCAAGATAAGGTCCATGCCAATCAATATGATGTTTTTTATGAGCAAGAACAGATCCAATGGCAGATCCATTATCACCAGGTGCAGGCATAATCCACACATCATCAAAGTAATAATATGCAATTGGATTTGCAACACAGTTTAATGCACATCCACCCATCAGAACTAAGTTTCTACTATCAACAATATTAGATGCTCTCTGTAGAATATCTCTAAACATTGTTTCATAAATGTCTTGAGTTGCAGCAGCAATATCAAAAGTGTTTTTAATGTCAGGTCTCCAATCTCTACATCCTTTATGTAAGTTTTTTTTAAATGTTGCAGTCCTAAATCCTATAAAATCTCTGTAGATATCATTTTCATAAAGAAGTTTATCCCCATAAGCAGACATGCCCATGAGGATATATTCTTCTTCATTTGGTTTTAATCCACACCTTTGAGTCATCGCAGAGTACCAAAGTCCGATGCTGTGTGGATATTTACGTTGAAACTTAAGTTTTAATCTATTACCGTTTGCTTCCCAGATAGTGAGTGTCTGAAATTCACCTATAGCGTCAATAACCACCACACAACATTCATCAAACTTGCTGGTGAAATAACCAGCACAAGCATGAGTATAATGGTGATCATAATACTTGATTGGAACATCAACATACTTCTTGACGTTTTGGATCCATCCTTGACCTGCAAGAAGTTGTCTAAGTGTTTTCTTATACGGGTTCTCATACCAACAGACCAGTTCTGGTTTTCCAAACTTTAGTGCATAGTTAATAATATCATCATTCAAATATGCATCATTTTTTATACCACTAAATCTTTCACTTTCACTAGCAAAAACTAATGTGTCATTAACAAATACAGAGAGAGCTGCATTGTGACTTTCTGATGATATTCCCCAGGTAATCATGAGTTTAACTTCTCCCAATAACTTACAGGAAGAGTTGGATCATTTTTTTGATATGGATTGTCAATATTTGCTGGGCACATAGCACAAAAACACTCATCTTCCCTATTTAAAAATTCTTCAAGTTCTTGATCAGAACAGTTTATATCCAATGGTTTATATTTTAAATAAGGATCCCATTTTTTGTCAAGTTCATATTTTTTTGTTTGCATCGGTAAATATGCCAGAGGTGGACACTTCCACAATTTACCTTCATGTATTTGTAGAGCCTTTTTAGATAAGCATTTTTCCCAACTTTTTCTTGGATCATTATCTTCATATGGCATCATATTATTGCCAAATCCTTTATATTGGGGCATCCATGTATCTGTTGTAAAGTCCCAAAATTCTAAATTTATTCCATACTGCTTTCTCCATTCTTTAGCCAATCTATATCCTTTTTTAAATTTATTTACATACCCAGGATGTATTTTACTATGAATTGAAATTGCTAAAGTAGTATCAGTATCAAGCAACGCTTGTGGTAAATCAGAGTGCATATGCAAAAAACTTGCATTTGATACTAAATCAATTGCAGTT